CCGAAGCCGTGTCGAAATCCAAAACGATATAAGGAGGGGGAACGAGTACACCTAAGTTGTCGAACCCTTCCACTTCGTGTAATGCGTGACCGCCGTCTGCTAATTTCTCAGCAGGAGTCTTGTCCTTGTTCAGAATGATGTATTGCAATTTTTCACCCCCTTTAATCCTCCTTGAGAAGATACTCACAATTCTTGCATTTCATCATCCAACCCCCTTCACCTAAGTGTTAACAGGTATGTTTGTAGTAAATCTGCTTCTTCATTTGATAAACAGTCGTACATGCGGCCTCTACCGCTACCCCACTCTAACAGGGCGATATTGATTTTCCCGATGGTTTCAAAAACACTTATACCAAACATATTCTTAGTTAAGAATTTTGGTAATTCTATTCCAAAGTAATAACCATCTTTTACAAAGTAAACATCGCCGTTAGTTAAAACAAGTAGTCTAAGGTTACCCTTCTTTAATTCCATCTTAATGGACTTAGGGGTTATTCCTTTAGGTCGCCCTTTAGGTATCTTACATTCTTTTGGATAGTTGCAGTTTAAGAACACTATAGCACCTCCTGAACATTTGATATAAACTCTTGCAACGAGCGGGGGCAGTAGTGCCGCCCCCCGTTCGTCACAATACGTTTTCGGTGAATCCGCTGGTCTGGTTGCATGTCATTATCTCCAGTCTTTAATTCGAATGCTACAAACTTACCATTGATACAAGCTACAATGTCGGGAGCGCCTTTTGCACCCCATCCACCACCATGAATGTTGATATAGTAGATTCCTTCTGACTTGAGATATTTAATGCAATCCTTCTGCAAACGGCTTTCAATCATCCCAACAGGTCATCCAAGTCTATCTTAGAATTCTTCTTTGTTGCGGGAGTTGATTTAGCTTCAGAAGGTGTAGGAGTTTCGGCTTCTTCATTCTCAAACCCGGATGCCGGTGCTTTATCAGTCAATCTACAGAATGTAACGGTTTTAGCTGGGTCTTTCCTGCTCGGTAGAACATCATGCTCAACCATGCATTTGATGTAGCAGCCAACGATGTCCTCATGGTCAATTTCCTCAAGATTATAGTTATTGAGAGCTGTCTTTGCGAAGAAACTGAATGCGTTTTGAGCCTTTTCGTTGATTTCGCCATCGTTACCTATGAGATTGAATCTTTCGGTATGTCTTTGACCGCTTGCGGTAATAAGCTCCACTTCGAGCTTGCCGAAATCCTCATCGTAAGTGGACTTAACCACCTTGAAAATGTGTTCTCCTTCCGGGATTGGAGTATACCCGCCTTTACTTAATGGAATCTTAGCCATTTTTTAAACCTCCTTTTAAAATTTCACTTGTAAGATAAAACGCCTGAGTTTTGTCGAATCCTGCTTTCACAAAAGATTCGTATATGTTGAATAAACCTCTAGCAGCGTCAAGTAAGTCTTTTAACCTTTCGTTGTCGTTTTCACAGATCTCTTTAAAAATGTTTTTTTCATTCATGGTCTAACCTCCTTTTAATAAATTTGCAATTGCTGAGAACGGGTCATATAAACCTTCGGCAGTAATCATTAATGTAATCGTAGCAGCATTCTTCCGAGCAGAAATCATACCACTCATTGTCGATGTTCCTCGATACCCAACCATACGCTCTAAGTTCAGCTTGAGCTGCCTTAAAGTCCGGATAACCGCCCTCAAACACAATTCGTTCCTCGTCGTAGCATTGGTCACAAGTGCATACAATTTCACCTTTACCGTGAATGCTAGTCCATTCAACCTCTTTACTCATGATCTAACCTCCTTTTTAATTAGACTTTGAGTGATTCGGTATCCCACTTTAGGTTTGGAATACTTCTCAAGCAGACCATCTTTCTTAAGAGCATCCTTATCAATTTCGGTTGATTCAGTGCGGCTTACGATCCATTCGTATTTCGCACCGGCTACGGCAACTTTCTTATCACCATCTCTGAATTGGCTCACGCAATGCTGTTTTATAAGGTCAGTGACTATCTTGAGCCGTTTTTCCTTTTCTGCAATGGTATCTGTTACTGCATCAATTTCACTCTTGAGGGCTTCACCCTCTGAGATAAGAGCTGCAATATCGTTATCCGCTTCAATAGTGTTTTTGCGAAGCTCTTTTAGAATTTCCTCGTCCTTCTTTTCATCAAAGGCGGGGGAGATGCCGGTCACAACGTGAGCGTTCCACCAATCAACCGCACGGTCGATATGTGCTTGAAACTGAGGGAATCGTTCGGAGACTTTGAACTCGTCTATTATGGTGTTATCGCTCGAAGGAACAAACTCCTCCGGATGCTCATAATCCTTTTCCTCAAGGAAGGATGCAACCATAATCACATCATCAATTCCAAGCAAGTATGCATAAAGTGCAGCTTGTAGGGCATAATAACCGGGGGCGCCATTAGACCAATCTTCTGCTCTTTTGGTGGTCTTGATTTCGATAACTGCGGCAACTTTACCTTTCTCGTAGTAGAGGGCATCCCACATTCCACCGAATATCGGTTCGTTAGGGAAGAAGTCACCCCATGTTTTTTTGAAATAATCCTTACCATAGATGTCTGTAGGGGATTTCAAGTCACCGAAGAAATAGACCTTATTCAAATAGTCGATTATCTTAGGCTCGATTGTTTTTCCGGCGATAGTGTACTTATTTTCTACAAAAGGTTCTTCGTATGTACGAGTGATAGCGCACCATGTCTTGAACGGGGTGTTCCATCTATCCAAATCAAGGATAGAAGCGAACCTCGTTCCGGTTATTTTTTTAGGGCGTTTCGGAGGGTCAATGATGACCGTGTTTTTCTCAAACTTATGCATCTTCATTCTCCTCTTCACCGTTCTTAGCGGCTTCGATCATCTCACCAACTTTGAGGATTAAGGCTTCACAAGCCTTTTTCTTAATATTGGTGAAGTTCTCGGTCTTTTCAGCGATGGCCGCAATGAATTCTTCCTGTGAAGGATCGGCTTCTCTTAAGAGCTTGAGAGCTTTTTTCAAAGAGTTAATCTGCATTTTGGTAGCAGCACCGTCTTTATCGAGCAAACCTTCTTTGATTTCTTCACGCTTTTCCGGTGGAGTATATGTCGCCTTTGGGATTTCATCAACATCGCTCTCCGGGTCATTGTCCTCTGCAACGTTGAAGTTAGCCGCCAAGAAGAACTTATGACCTCCTGTTACTGCTTTATAGAGAGCTTTATCGCCATTGTCTGCACCGGAACCACTAAAGAGGTATTCTTCACGTTCTCCTGTTTCGGGGTCAATTATCTGTCCTTTGAAATTGCAGATAACCATGTGCATCTTATCGCTTATAGCCGGGACGAACTCATAACCAATAGTTTCCATCTTCCAAATAAGACCTACTTGCTTGAGAGCTTTTTTGAAGTTGTGTTTATACTGCTTTTCGGTGACATACTTGTATGATTGGTGGCGGTTGATGCCGTCTTTCTCCCAAGCGTACTCACCCATGATGTCTTGTAGATGTTTGAGTTTTTGAAGGAATGTCAATCCCTCTGTTTTAATTGTTGTCATTTAATCATCCTCACTTTCTTTATTTAATTGCTTACCATTAGCACAATAAAAATTGTCACTTGTCCCTCTGTCTATGTTTTCACACCAGCCGAATCCTCCCCGCAAAACGGACAGGGCTTTAATTCATTCATGGCTCTACCTCCATTTTTGCGCCGCAGTTGGGGCAGTATTTGAACACTCCGTTTTTTATCCACCTACCATTTTTATACCCAGAATAGAATAAATCCTCACTAATCAAAGTAATAACTTGTATCTAGGGGAATTGCCCTCGTTTGGTCGAGCCATTCCTTGATTTGCTCTATTGCTTTGTCAGCATCTATAAGCCGCATACTAGTCCTCCTTTCTCGTCAAAGACGTTTTTATATACCTTCAAAAATGTCATCCAGCCATTTTGAAAGGTCTTTGTTTTTCTTGTCCGATTGCTCGAATCTGTGAATCTCACAAGTCTCCCGAATACGCTCCAATGTCTTTTTCCCTATACCCGGCACTTGTGCTAAATCTGATAGTTTTATGTACTCATTGCTCATGCTACCTCCCTCCTTTTCTTTGCCTAGAAAATCACTAATCATTTTGTAGGCCTTCTGAATATAATGTTCTTTGTCAATATCCCGGATGTTAAGTTCGTTCCGATTGTCGATGATACAATGCTTGGGCAAGTCCTCAATTTTTGCGGGTCTACCTGTTTCTCGGTGTACTTTGTAAAGCGTTCCATAGCGTTTGTCTTTGGTGGCGTATACTCGATTGACTTTTTGCACCGGTACTTTTTTATCGTTTATAAGTTGATAGCAATGAGTATATTTACTGCCCGCTTTTGCAATGTATTGAAATTCTAAGATTTCATTACATTCGGTTATGGTTTTTTCTACTGGAATACCTTTTACGAAATACTCAGCTAATGCCTTTTTCACTATGACAGCGTTGTTATTGATGTTCCAAGCTCCTGCCATTGACATTCCGTACGTAAGATAGCCGCCTTTGACTTTCCATCGGGGTTTTCCGTCTTTGTCATAAAGCTCACCGATGGGAACCATGATGTAATTGTTTACGTCCTTTTGAACAATCTTTTGAATCTTGTCCTCTTCCAGCTCAAAGCCGGTACGGTTTTGCCATTCTTCATTGATGGCATAGATTTTCGGCATTTCGTCCTTGTCAATCGAGAACATTACACCATCGGTATTAAAGTTAATAATCTTAATTGTTTTGCAATCTCTCAAGTATGCCATGACCAATTCGGTCAAGAAAAGTTGTCCGCTAATACACACCGACCTTCCCATAAGTGGGTCGTATAATGGGTTATATTTATTCAACATCGCCCCATAGGTGGTGTTAAGACAGAGCTTGAGAGTGTTTGCAGTTTTCTTATCACCTTCCTTTTTAGCCTTAAGCCTGTCATGGTAAACCTTTTCGTAGAATGCTGCCGATGGGATATTACGGCTCGTATAACCACACCGAATCATAAGGGAGGGGTATAGGCTCGCTACGTCAAAATTGACTATTACCCTCTTGTCCGTGGTTTCTTCTTGATATGTGGGAAGTCCACCATGCACACCACCCCATCCATAAACGAACTCACATCCATCAACCATGATTTTTTTCTTAGTCTTGAAGAGAACGTCATCTGGTATGGATTCATCCCTTATCTGATCAAAGAAAGCTATAACTTCCGGAGGAATAAGCTCCTTCTTGAGATTAGGAGGATATACATACTCTCGTTCGTCATACCGTTCGGTTGGTTCCGCCCCCAAGAACATCGCTGTAATTTTGGCGTTTGTGGCGTATAATGATTTAACGTCGGGGATGCCTTTCAATCTACCAAGTGCGATTTTCCCATCAAGATAGGGTTTTCTGATTTTCACTAAACGTTCTGCCGTATCAACATCATGCTTACAATACTTAATAACTTCTTGAAGTTCGGCGTTGGTAAGAGGTCTATCAATGTCGAAAGGTACTGAAGTTTCCTCAATGTTCAAACCTAAATGGCCTTCGATTGCTTTTAGAGATAATCCCTGTTGCATATCATCACGAATATCGAAGCTGTCAAACCAAGCCTTGTTTTCCTTGAGGAACCAATGCTCAAACCCTTGCCGACCGCTAATGATGAAGTCGTTTATCTCTTTCACAAGAGCGTTATCCGCTCCGCACAGAATAGCTTTAAGAATGTGATTGTCGTAGTGTTTGTTGTTGAACCCGGCAAGTAGCTTATCCTCAGTCATGAATTCCTTTACTGCGGAGTTATCATCATGGATTACGGTATACTCTCCGGTGGAGATGTTCTTGAAAACTACCAACCAATTAAACTTGAAAACCTCAATGTCAAATACATAAATCACTTACTCACCCTCCAATAACTCATCGAGCCAATCGAATTGTCTTTGGGGTATATTGCGTTCAATCTCCGGTAGCTCAATTTGGTTAGAGGTTGCTTCGGAAATGCGTTTTTCGGCAATCTTGCAGTATTCTTCCGATATCTCGAAACCTATGTATTTACGATTGGTCTTAATACAAGCCACTGCTGTTGTGCCGCTACCCATGAACGGGTCAAGAATTATGTCGTTTTTAAA